GCCGTACTTTTGGTATACCGCCTCGCGGATCTTCTTACTGATTGCCATTCTGCGCCGCCTCCTCCGGGGGTAAGGGCATCCAGCCCACCACGGGGCAGTCTATCTTGTTATTGTAAACGTCGTCCGGGTTGAAGTGGCGGTATTCCCACCAGCCTTCCGGGATTCGGTAGTCGTCCCGCTCCTCGTCGTATGTTCCCCAATCGGAAAGATCTTCCCAATTCCATTCGCTGTCCTCGGAGAAAACATTGCCGTTTTCGTAGTGCGCCGTTGTAATACCCAGATAGCCATTGCACCGGTACAAAACCAGCACTTCGGTTTCCACCTTCGGAGGGTCCTTGTCGGGGTCGCGCCAGGCGGGAATCATCTTTTGGGGGTCAATCACCAGCAGTTTTTTCAATTCCTCGATTTCGTCCTCTGCCGCCTCCTCAACCGTCAAAACTTCCGTTGCACCTTTCAGGTCTTCCAGCTCGTTTTTGAGATCTTCCAGGAGCGGGCCAATATCAACGATTCTTTTTTCAGCCATTTTCTTTTCCTCCGAATCTATCCCAGCCCATCGGGCTGCCATAAAGCGGGCAAAGCGCGCCTTTGTTGCCTTTGTCGAAGATGCAGTTCTCGCCGCAGCATCCTGTTTTCCGGCGCTTTTCACAGTAGAGCCGAACGGTTTCCGCAGCCGCCATGGCCTCCTGGTCTTCGTCCGCTCGGTCCCCTCCCTTCCCGCCGGTTGTCAATTCGTCCAGCGCGTCAATGACGCGCAGAACGGTTTCGGCTGCCTCATGGCGGCCTTGCAGCTCGTAGCCTCCGGCAGCGCCAAGAAGAAGGCGGCGGAAGGAATCGGCTCCAACAAATACGTTCTCGCTCATTTTCGTTCCTCCCGTGCCTTCCGAAGGCACTTCATTTTGTAGGCAGTTGCCTGGTAGCCCTGCCAGCGGTCGGAAAACCATTGCTGCCAGATCGCGCAGCCCGGGAAGGTCTTGCGGTCTCCACCTTTGCCCACAGTAATGCTCGTGCAGCCAGCGGAGGCACATTTAAGGCAAGGGCTGTCCGCCGGGCGCGGGAGGTTGTCTGTGCTGCTCATTGTGTGTTCTCTCCTTTCGCCTTATTTCCGGCCTCTGCGGGCCTTTGGGGGCTCGCTGTTCATGGGCTGGTATCTGTTCTTATTCTCGTTCCATTCAAGCGCCACCGGAGCCTCACAGTTCAGGCAAGGCATATCAAACGCGGCATCCTGGATGTTCGTATGGTAGCGGTAAGCGCTGCCGCACTCGCACCAGATCTTGACCTGGCGCATATTTTTGAGCTCCGTTTTCCCGCCGCACTCCCGGCAGTAGCACGAAGAAATGGGCGTTTTTGCGCAGAATCCGCGTTCCTGGCCGCACTTCTCGCAACGTACATACAAGAAACCCGTGAACTTTGCCGCAGTGGGCGCCTCCGGGGCTCTGTGGGTGCTTTCGGTGGGCAGCGTAGGTTTCACCATGGCGGGAATGTTCGGCCGCTGTACAATGCGTTCTTTATGCGGTGCGGGGCGCTGGAACGTCTTCGGTTCAAATGGCAGCCGGTCCACCACTTCCTTCACGGAATCCTCCACAGCCTTTGCCATGGTCTTTTCCAGCGGTTCTTTCTGCGTCTGCCGGGCGGCCGCTGCTTCTTTCTTTTTCAGCTCGCCGAGGATCTCCACGGCCAAGTCGTCCAGCGTTTCCCGCTCTGCGGCCGTGTGGCCCGGGTCGCCAAATGCGGCGCCCGCTTCATAGCAGGCCCGGCGCAGGACGCGCAGTTCTTCAACGTTGAAGGCTTCAAAACGTACTTTTTCCATGTGTTTCTCCTTAAAGCCAGGCTTCCACAATGCTGTCGTCCGGTGCTGCCGGAAGGCGGCTCATTTCGGCCGGAATTGCCTTTCGTAAGTCTTCCAGGGTATCTTCCAGGACCATGTATTGGGTACTCGCCGGGACGCTCATGTCCCAAAGGCGGGCAACAAAGCGCCGCGGGTAGTCGTCCTGGTTTGCCGTCACGATAATAACGGGGATCGCGGCCTGCTCCGTCAGCTTCGCATACTCGAAACGGGCTAAATAAATATCGTCACTCATTCCAGAACTCCTTCCAGCTTTTCAATGGTTTCCAGGTACGGCAGGCCAGTGCGGCCGCCGAGGTGAACTTCCCAGGCCGGAAGAAAATCTTCCGGGGCTGCGCTCGCCATGGGCGGCGGCGTCCAGGTCTGGCCGTAGGCCGTCACGGTGGGCGGTGTGCGTTTCCGCTTGGTCGTTCCTCTCTGGGCGGCCCATGCGGTCCTGGCTGCTCGCCAGAAGGGCCAGGGAACGGCAAAGAAGCGGAGAAGGTTGAAGCTAACCAGGATCATGCCCATCGCTTTGTCGGTCGTCCAGGCGTCCAGGAAGGCTGCCTGGTGGGGCTGCACCGCGTCAAAATCAATTCGGCCGGTGTGGGTCTGCTTTGCTTCTACCGCAACAGGGGTGCCATTGTAGCGTCCCAGGAAGTCAACGCAAGATTTATGCTCCACCTTGCAGCTCTTGATCTGGCCGGTGCTGTCGCGTATCGGTAGGAACTCGGTCGGAACTTTGTAGACCACAGCTTTGCCGCTGCGAGTGTATAGGTCGTTCACCTGGATAACGAAGTCTTCAAAGTCACGGCCGCGGTTTGCGAATGTGTTGTAACCTCTCATGCTGTCCTCCCTGGGCTTTAATTTTCTTCTGCCACTCACAGAGGGGGCAGACGTAGGTTTTACCGCCGCCTTTTGTTATGCGGCTCACGTTCCAGCGATTCCCGCAGGTCTTACAGATCCGGTAGCACCGGCCATTCTCTGCGCTCATTTCGCCCTCCACGAAGGGCCGTCAAGGGGAACTGCAAGGCACATTTCCCGGAGGCGGTCAATCATCTTTTGGGCGTTCCGTTCGCTGCATCCGGCCGGGGTCAGGCTCCGGGTCAGTTCTTCGGTGCCGCAGTTGGTCGTTACGATCACCGGCATATAGGCTTCATAGCGGGCGTTTACGATGGTGAATATCATGGATGAAGTCCACTCCGTCGCGGCCTCGCTGCCCAGGTCGTCAATAATCAGCAGCGGGGTTTCGGTATAGAGCTTCAAAATGTCCGCTTCGTCGCCCTGGCCGTTGTAGGTCCGGCGCACGTTCGCCAGAAGGTCGATCATGGTCATGCACAGCGCCGGGGTGCCGTTTCGGATCAGCTCGTTTGCCACAGCTGCGGCCAGGTGTGTTTTGCCGGTGCCATAACCTCCCACCAAGAAAAGGCCGTTGCGTTCCTGCTGCGGGGGCACTGCCTCGCCGTCCTTACCCTTGCCGGGAAGCATCTGCGCTTTGAAGGCTGCCGCATACTCCTTGCAGGCGGTATAGGCCTTCTGGTTTTCCGGCGTCACCTGGAAGCGGTCAAAGGTCCGGTTCTGGAATCGGGCGCCCATGCCGCTGTCGCCCAGCAGCCGGTTTATACGCCGGTTGAAGGCTGCGGCGGCCTCTGCTGCCGCCTTTGCCTCCTCTGCGGCCTTGTTCTTGGCCTCTGCTCTCTCCCAGTAGGCTTGCGCCCTGGGGCAGTTGCAGCGCTCCGGCTGCGAATCCCAGCCAAAAACGCGGGTCTTGGAAATGGCCGGAAGAAGGAAACCTCTATATTGCAGGGTTTTGCCGCAGAATTTACAGTGTTCCGGCTCCGGGGCCGGTTTGTCCATCTTGTAGCCGCGACGGATTGCCTCGTCTGCCAGGATGGAGGTTTCACGCGGTGTGGAATCCTGCGAGGTCTTGGGTTGCCGGGATTGCGTCCCGCTGGCGATCATATCGCCCAGCTTTTCCATTTCGTGCTTCCTCCTTTGTCCATTTACCTGCATCCACGGCCGCGTCCAGGTCCTTCACTCCCTTGTCCCTATACCGGGCCAGAACGCCGCGGACGTATTTCCAGTTCGGGGCTTTGTTCCTCTGGGCGATCTCCATTGCGTGGATCACCACGTCAGCGCCGAAGTCCGCGACCGCCTGGGTCAGGTCTTCAAGCTCCCAGCGTGGCGGCGTTGGGTTGATGTTGTTCAAGTAAAATTGTCCAGCCCTGGCCAGTTCCGGGTCCGTTCGCGGTTCCGCTCTCTGCGGCGGCTGCGGGGCTACGACAAGCGGTTTTTGTGCTGGTGCAGAAACTTTGTTTGCTTCTGCCCTGGCGGCCTCTGCGGCCTTCTCTGCCCGCTTTCGCTCTTTGAATCTCCGTTGCCGTTCTCGTGCTGCCTCCCGGCGGGCTTCCGCTTCGATCTGTCCTGTGTTTTCGGCCCAATCATGGAGCCGGAAACCGTCTGGTGCTTCGTCTATGTAACCGGCATCTATCATGGCCGCCAGAAAGTCGGCCGGTTCGCCTGCCCACCCGGAAACCTCTGCGATTTCCGTCGGCGTCATTCCCGCCAGGCTGCCGTCCTTGGTGCTGCTTGCGGCCCATACCCAGAGCATTGTAAGATGGCCGACCGCCTGGGCGACGCCTATCCCCAGCAGGCCTTTAAGGCGCAGCGTTTTTCGGTGCGTCAAGGTCCCCTGTTCAATTTTTACCCCGGCCATGTCGTCCTCCATCGTAGAAATTAACAAACGTACACTTCCGCGCCGGTAAGGCGCTGAATCCGGCGTTTCATTTCGGCCTCGTCCGAATTTTCAGCCGAAAGGTGCACGAGGTAGATTTGTTTCAGCCGCGAAAGGTCGTTTGCCTCCAAAAATTCAACCAGGTGTTGGAGGCTCATGTGGCTGTGCATCAACCGAGCGGCCCGAACTGTTGGCAGCGTGTCTTCCGCAAGGTTTTCTTGCACTCGTTCCCGGGTGTAGTTGCACTCTCCGAGTATGTGGGTAATGCCCGAAAATCTGTATTTCAGGTAATAGGTATCTGTGAAATACAGCAGCTTTTCTCCGGTCGCCGTAGATTCCAAAAGAAATCCTTGCGAATCCGGCGCATCGTGTTCCACATCGAAAGGCAAAACCAGAAACGTGCCAACCGTCAACTGTTCAAGCGGCCGCGTAATGTGCAGCCTGTGGCCTTCCAGGCGGCAGGCTTCTGCGGTGCCCTGGCCCGTGTAAACGTCCACGCCGTAGCGCAGAAGGTCTTTTGCGGCTTTGCTGTGGTCTCCGTGGCAGTGCGTAATAAAGCAGCCTCCCAGCTCCCGCACACGGAATCCGCATCCTATCTGGATTGCCTTCATCGGGATGCCAGCATCAAGCAGCAGCGGGGTTTTGCCGTCGGATATCCAATAGGCGTTTCCGCTGCTGCCGCTGGCAATGGGCCGAATGTCCACTTAAAAATCCGGCTCCGCAACGTCCCACTGTGCCGGGGCTGCTTTCCGGCTGGTGGGCTTTGCCGCGGGCGCCGCCTGGGGTTCCAGAACTTCGCCGGTGCTGGCATCGACCTGGATCGTCTTCTTGGACTCCGGTAGGCTTGCGGGCGCTGCGGGCTGCGGCGCGGTGTCGATCAGAACGGTGTTGGCCTGTTCCTGGATCTCAGCCTCCGCCTGGATCTCGGCATAGGCAATCTCTCTGGCCTTCATCACGCGGTAATCTTCGTCCAGCTTTTCGGGGTCGCGTACAATGTGCTTTGCGCTGAAAACCTCGCGGATCAGGGTCTTGCGGCACATTTCGTCCAGCCAGCCTTCCACGGTGGTGTCTTCCTTCTTGCCGGTCTCCTTGTTGTAAACCTGCTTCGTACCGCCCCAGAACTCGGCGCTTGCGTACTTGGGCATACGCTTGCGAATGGCAGCCATGGGCATAACAATAAGCTCGTTCTGTGTCGGGTCGTCGTATTCGAGGTAGCCAAAGCCGCCCACAATGTCGCCGCGGTCGAAGGGATTCGTGATCTCGAACTCGTAGGACGCAACCGGGTGGCGGCTGTCCTTCGGGTGCGGAGCAAACTTGTCATTGCTGTAAACAAGTTCGATTGTGTCCGCCTTGGGCTTGTGCAGCGCATATTTCATGGCAACGTAGCGGATACCGTTATAGCCGGGCATCAGGGTCACGTCGTACAGGTTCGTTTTGTTGTTCTTGTACGGGATCGGGAACAACATATTCTCGCACTGCATATCCAGGCCCATGCGGGCATAGCGTACCAGGTCCATTGCCAGGTCCTGGAGATTGACGAACTTCCACGTTACGGGGAGGGTTTCGTCCCACTTGTGGTCCCGGTTCTTGGCGTTCTTCGCCACGCGGGCCTCCTCTGCTACGGCCAGGGCGCGGTCGATCTGGATAAAGTATCCCTGGATAAGGCGGCGCTGGAACTCCGTTACTGCAATCTGGCTGCCGGTGTTACTGGCAAACTGGGCCAGCACCTTTTTGGTAAAGCGGGTGCCGATGCTCTCGGTGGCTGTTTCTGCAACCGCGTTTTCGGCCGCGGGGGTCATTGCTGTGTTTTCTGCGTTCATGTGTGTTCCTCCATTTTTTATTTCTTGCTGGCCGCGTAGAAATCTACGGGCGGCAGCTTTACAACTTTTTCGATTTGCTCTGCCATCTGGGCGGCCGCCGGGTCCTGGTAAGAAAGGCTCGCCGCAATGTGGGTATAAAGCACAATCAACATTGCGGTATCTGCCAGCGGGTATGGCCCCAGGGCCTCCGCCGTGCAGTTGAAGTAATGCGCAAAGCCTTCCAGAAGCACCCGCAGGCCTTCTTCCGGCTTGTGTTGCTCCACGGTCAGCTCAACGGCCCGCGGCAGATACTGTGAAGTTTCCGGGGCCGCCTTGGGTTCCTCCGGCTTCTTCCAGTGCGTGCGGAACGGAAAATTATTTTTCATGTGTGTTCTCCTCTTTGTCGCCCAGGACGTCAAAAACCGTTACCTGGTTCGGGTCCGGCATTTCCCGAAGAGCCTTCATGCGGCAAACGTGGCCGATGCCGTTTCTCACGCCCTCTTTGCTGGTCAGCAGACCGCCGCAGCGGCGGCAGCGGCAAGCCTGGATCATAAACGTGCCGGGCTCCTGGTCTTTGTCCTTGGCGCTCATTTCTCCCCTCCCGGAAACGGAATTACAACCGTGGTGATGTGCTTCAAAATGTCGTCTTCCAGTTCCGGGCCATTCGCAGGCAAAACGCCGCGGATGCCGTCGTGAACGGATTTCATAGCCGCAAGGAAAATGGGTATATCCGCGGACGGAAAGGTCTTGATAAGGCTCTTGAACTGCTGGCTGTAAAAATTCAATCCCTGCTGCATCACGTTTTCGGTCGGGTTCTCGTAAACCTTCCGCATAAAAGATTCGTTCATTTGTCTACCTCCACGCGCAGGCTCTCGTCTTCTGCGCTCACGACCAGGCGGATCACCTGGGAATCAACAGGGAGAAGCTCGGTCACGCTCTCGGCGTTGTCTACCACAATAGGCAGCCGGACGCCGTAGTGGTGGGAAAGCGTGGCGATAATTTCCAGGCCAGCGTTTACCACGGCCGCCTTGTTTGCGGTCGAATACGGCACCATGGCGCCGCCCTCGCCGGGCACCAGAACTTCGCAGCAGTCAGCGACGCCGCCGTTTGTCTGCTCTCGGAAAAGCTGGAAGCTCACAGACTTGAACTTGCTATTGATTCGTTCGGTCAGCAGGGCCACTTTGGTTTTTACGAAAACTTCACACAGGTAAACGCCCTGCTCGGTCTTCTCATATTCCGCAGCCAGGCTCTTTTCCTCGGCTTCAAGCTCTGCAATGCGCTGGCGCTGGCGCTGTGCTGCCTCTGCCTGGCTCTGCATATAGCGGATCTGGCGGCAGTTGTTCATAGCTGCCTGCTGGCGCTCGTTCACTTCGCGGAGGGCTGTGCTCTGCTTCTGCTCGGCCGCCTCGATCTGGCCGGAAATCGTCTGGATAGTCTTCGCAATGGCCTGGCCGCGGTCAGTTTCGGAGAAGTCCGGGCGTGGCGGCTCTGCCTTGATGGTCTCTTTGCGAGAGGTGTAAATTTCATCGGCGCGGGCCTCGGCTGCCGCTGCCTTTTCTTCGAGGGCCGCAATGTCCTGTTCAAGCTGGGCAATGGCTTCCTTGCTGGCTTCCTTCTTGCCCTTGGTGTTGATGGCTTCCAGCTTGTCGGACCGGCGCTGGAGGAAGTCTGCGCGGAGCTCCTCCACCTTTTCTTCCGGCAAAGCCTGGCCGCAGGTCGGGCAGATCTCGCGGTGCTCGTCCCAGGTTTCTGCCGCTGCTTCCTTGTACTCGGCCAGAATAGCCTCCCGGCGGGCCTTCATGTGTTCCAAGTCTGCTTTCTTGCGCCGGGCATCCGCGGTGGCGTTGGCAGCCTCCGTCTTGGCTTCCAGCAGTTCGCTTTCTGCCTTCTCCTGTGCCTTGCGGTGCTCGGCCCGGGCCTCGCTGCCCTCCTCGATGTACTCGGATTTTGCCGCTGCATAGTCCGCCTTGGCGTTTGCCAGGGAGCTGCGGAGTTCCGAAGTATCACCGGCCAGAATTGCCCGCTTTTCCTCTGCAATTTTGGTTTCCTCGGCCTCCGCTGCGGCCAGCTTGGCCGCCAGGTCTTCGGGCGTCGGGAGGTCCTTGTCAATGGCGCGGCTTGCCTCGTCAATGCGGTTCGGAATGGCCTCGATCTTCTTGTTCAGGTCGGTTTTCTTGGCGGCAGCGATTTTTCTGTACTCGTCCACCTTATAGAGGCGGGTCGTGCTGCCGGGCATTTTAAGGAACTCGGGAAGCCCTGCCAGCTCCGGGGTGCTGGCGATCACGTCGGCGTCGGAAACGTCGCCGCAAATATCCAGCAGAATTTCCCGGCGCTTCTGCCAGTCCATAACGGAGGGGAAGTAATCGGGCATGGTCAGCAGCTTCATGGTTTCTTCGCCGCTGCAATACTCCTGGACGGCCGCCATGTACTCTTTTTCCTTGCAAGGAACGCCGTTGATCTGGTAGTCAATGGTATTCCCGGAGTACTCCTCTGCGGCGCTGCCACGCTTGCGCTTCCATACCTCGCGGAAAACCTTTTTCAAGGTCACAGTCTGGCCGTCGTCCAGCCGGAAGGTGCCGGTTGCGCTGTGTTCCAGATTGTGCAAATCCCCGTTGGGTCCCTTTGTCTTGGGGTCCCAGTTCTTCGCCCAGGTGCTCGGCTTGCCAAAAAGCAGCCAGGTGATGGCGTTGAAAATGGTAGTTTTTCCGCTGGCGTTCCGGCCGTAAATGCTGGCGCTGTGGCCGTCCAACTGGATTTCCTCATGCTTCAAGCCCTGGAAGTTTTCAAGGCTCAACGTCAAAAGTTCCATTGTGTGTCCTCCTTGATTTTTCGCAAAAATCGTGATAAACTGTTGGTGTGTGTTCTGGGGTCGTCAATTTTTGGCGGCCCCTCTCTTTATTGTCCAGGCTGAAAACGTCGCTTCGCGGATGTACTCCGCTGCAAGCTGCGCCATATAGCCGGGCCGCTCTCTGCATCCGTCATACCCGCAGAACTCTGCGATATGGCGGATTTTTCTTTTGGCCTTCTCCCAGGCTTCCGTCCATGCGGAATCGCTCACAGGGCGGCCGAGAATCGCGCTGGTGCGCTCTCTGGTTTCTTCTTCACTCATAAGCCGCACCGCTGCATGAAATAGCTGCGAGGAACGCGGCCCCGGGGCACTTCGTATCCCTTGGCGCGGAGCTCGTTGTTAAACTTCTGGATGGTGTGGTAGGCGGTAGACTTGGAAACGCTCAAAATTTCCATCGCTTCGTCAACGCGCACCATTTTGGAAGGCTCCCGGGTGGTTTTCTTACTTCTTGCCATTGCAGGCCTCTCCTTTCAGGTTCTTTTTGATCCAAAGCTGCATTGCCTCTGCTGCCGTCGCTACGTTCTTCATGTACGCCAGGATCTCGCCCATCTGCACATCCTCGCCGGGGTCCACGCGGCCGTCCTGGGCAATGGAAATAATAGCGGCGCTGATTTTGTCGGTGCCCTGCAAGGCGGCAAGTGCCTGCATCATAACGCGGTCGAACTCCTGCACGGCGCAGGGCTTCACGTTCTGGCGGCCAATCGGGCAGCACATCGAGCAATAGTAGTTCAAGAGCTGCGGAGCGTCGTAAGTGTCAGCCAGCAGCA